CACCAGCATAATGAACAGAATATTTTTCTTGATCAAAAGACTCGAAGAATGCACTAGTAATACCGGTGATTGATGTTAGATCAAAGGTGAGAACTCCAGCACCATCCGTGGTTTCACCAGTAATTTGTCTGGATATTGAAAGTTGAGAATCTGTAAAGTTTACAGAGGAAATATTTGCCTCTGGGAGTTTTGCATACAGATAAGCATTTTCATTATTTCTGAGTTCTGGAACTCCAAGCTCTACCTTGAATTTTCCACTTCCAACGGTTCCAACAAAAACTCCAGAAACTGAAGTTGGGTTAGTAACTGTCAGTGAAGAAAGATCTGAAGAGACTGCTGTTACTCTGTTAAATGTTTCATCACCACTTCCGTTCTGATATCTGAGAATGTCTCCTACTTCAACGCCTGAGAATAATTTGCCAGGACTGGTGACTGTAGAACCAGAAATATTAACTTCACTGATACCATTTCCAAGTTTCTTTCTACTCAGAACGGTGTCGGCAGTAAACGCTGGAAAACCACTTCCAGATGCTGCAGAAACAGATTTAATTTCTTTAATTCCATTGGCAGTTACTGCGGATACTGTCAATGAAGAATCGATACCATTAATTACAAGTTGCTCATTGGTAACAAAAGTTCCCGATGTTTGATTCAAACTAAGTGTGTCAGCACCTGTTGCTGCTGCAACTGCATATCCACTAGCACCACTGCTTTTGCCTTGAATATAGGAAGACTTTGGAATTTCAGATGCGCTAACAGTTCTGTTGAAAGTTAAAGTGGTATATGTTTGAACATCATACAAATACAAGTCCCACTGCGTAGAAGCGTCTTCATATGCAGCATCAGTTAAGTTAAATGTGTAAACGCGAGCAGAACCAACACCTGTTGGAGAGTCGCCTGTAAATTGATTATTAAGGGTAACTACTACGTTTTCTTGAATTGCCCCCGAGACATTATTTACTCTTAACAAATGTCCCATTTCGAATGGAATATTTGAGTTGACTACAGTCTCCGTTGTTCTTGGTTTTGCAACATCCAGTACTTTTGTTGATTGATTCTCAACATCATATCCAGCAACATATGCTTTTCCGGGAGATACCTGAACACACATCAAATCGTCTGTTGGTGTGTTTCCACTGTCAGTAGTTTCTCCCTCTAAGAATAATCCATCGTTGCCAAGTCTATCATTCAGAGAATCTACAATCTTTACATCAAATGGTTCTACTGAGTAATGTCCAGATTCGTCATAAGTTCTTTCCGCAATATAATCTCTAATAATGTTATATACTGTCTTATCTTGTATCTTTTTAATCTTACCGTCATCTACTCTTAAGAGTTCAATGAAGTCGGTGTCATTGTAATCTGTAAGAGATTTTTTAGTTAATGTTAACGATAATTTGAATCTATCTGCTCCAGGAGCTGCAAAGTTAGTAAATCCTTTTGCATTGTCATAGAGAGAATCGTCATCTTTTGCATTGACAATTTTTTCTTCTATTTTCAGTCCAACTCTATATGATGGAGTATTTGAGTAATAATCTAGAATGAGTGTTTGCTTATTAACGTTAGCAAATATTCCTCTAACAAAATAGACACCATTATCAATAGATGCAGATGATCCTGTACTGGTTGCATTTTCTGCAATCAGTGTAGCAAATGGAGTTCCTGCATTAATTGTTGTGTTTCCATAGGTTACATTTTCACTGGCAAACAGTGACTCCCCATCTTGGAAAGTTTCTGTGATATAGTCATTACCAGAATCAGAATACTTTACGTATATTGTTAAATTGTCAACAATGCTGTTGTCTGAAGTAAGAGCAACATATTGAATGGATGCGGAAACTCCTGATAACTGTCCTGTGACTTTTTTACCAATAAAATTCTTGATGTATAACGCTACATCTACACCTAAATTACTGGCGTCAAGTTGTACCGCAGAAAATTGATTGTCAAAAGTAATAGCTCCAGGGAGAACCATGGAGCCTTCTTTAAAAATATTTTTACCAAAGTATTCAACTTGATTCTGAAAAATCGACTGAAGAGTCGTTAATTCTCTAGCTTGTACTGGAAATCCAGGTTTAAACAGAACTTTATAAAAATCTTTATTGCGATCGAAATCGTCGTAATATGGGCTGATATTTAAATCTGTTTTTTGTGCCATCTTTTTTTAGAATTCCAGAATGATTTTAACGTCTTCTTTTTGTCGAATGTTCCTTTCAATCAAAGGTCTGTTGTTGATGTAAATAACATCACCCGTCTTTTTATTTATCTCTGGATTTGAATATCCACTGGCGAAAGTGACTCCCAAATTAATCTGTTTTCCATCAACCGTAACAGAACTATCGCTAAAGTTAGTATTAACTGAAGCAGAACCTCCAGCATCAAAACCAACACTATTGCTACCGGAAAAAGTTAATACCTTAGATACGGTTGCAACATCATTTGCATCAGTCTGGTCTTCATCATTACTGAAGAATAAAGATCTGTCTTGATAGTATTTTAATACTTTAGTGTCTTTATCATATGAAGCAACATATCCCTGAGCAGTTCCTCCAGTAACAGTTTGAGTTATTCTATCTCCAATAGTTGGAGTTCCGGTGTAAGAATCTGCTAATTTGATTCCATACAGAGAAGAGAAGCTATTTTCTGTAAATATTGTTGTTGATGAAAACTGTTGTGGATTCTTTATTAATCCAATCTGAGAAAATTTAGTATCAATTGGAAAATCTTTTGTAGAATCATCAAATCTGGCATAAATTAATACCTTATCAGTTCCCAGTTCAGTATAAACATCATATCCATGTCCTCTGGATGGTGGAATGATTGGAATTAATTTTGCTGGGTTAGAAATAGTTCCAGTTCTTTTTAAATCTACGATTCCATAAGTGTATCCTTTTCCACCAGTTACAATAGATGTTCCTGTAATAGTTCCACTACTATCAACGGTGATTGAAACCTCACCACCTTCACCATCCCCTAAAATATCATAGGTTCCTGCACTGTATCCACTTCCACCATCTTCAATATAAACTTTTTTAATTTGATTATCATTTACTTCAGAATCTCCACCATCTCTAATTGTCTGGATAGCATTGGTTGTTGTAGTTGCCCAATCATTAGGAACAACAACATATTCTGTAGAATCAAATTTAATAATGTCTGATGGAGAAACGGAAAAGAGATACTTCCAAACATATCCATCACCGCTAGAACCAGCAGAAGATGGATCTACATCAGTGAACGTTGGTTCATCTAGAGATCTTCCACCTGTCGGATTCGTTCCAGAAGAACCATTATCAATACAAATATAAACTCTAAAATCACTATTAACTACGTAGTAGTTTGCATCATAAAGTCTAGAAGTTTTAGATATTGGAGTTTGATTTAAAATACTGTAATCATGCCTATACATGTCATAGGCAGTATTGGATGTCCAATCAACTTTTCTTATAACCCTTCTAATATTTGCACTGGTAATTTTTTTACCAAACAGAGAAGCATCTCTATATTGAGAAATATATTGACGATTATCAATGGGATTTGGTGTATTTGTATCCCAATCGGAAGTTCTACCAAATCCTGGATTTGGAGAAGATGGGTTAGCAAATCCTAAGAAAGCGTAATATGAATTATTAGTATCCGATACAGAATCTATAAAGTTACCAGCATTCAGTATCCTAAATTGATCTGTTACGACGGCAGCCATATTAATAGTTTTTTAGATATTTATAAGATAATTTTAGGTAGAGCACCTGTGTCTCTCAGGCTGACGTTTCTTCTTTGAATGGTTGGATATGTGGAAAGACCTGCAACAGTGTTTCCAGTAACCCCAATTGAGATAGGGCTTGAAGCTCTTGTAAGTCCTCCACTAATGTTAGATAATCTTCCCCAAGAGTATTTTCCAACAGGATTTTCAATGCTTCCTATCGAACTAAGACCAACCACTGGCGAACCAGAATCTACATTACATGTAATGATTCCAATTGTTCCAGAACTACTCCAAGCGGCAATTTTATAAACACTATCTAAGAATGTTGTTCCAATTCCAACGACAGCTGCATTAGAATCATCAACTGAAGTAACGCCAGTGCCGATTCTTGTATCAAACACATATACTGGATATCCAGTATCAATTCCTGAGAAGGAAGGTGAATGAATTGAAAATTCAAGTGCGAGTGGATGGGAACCTGTTCCTGAAGTTGTTGTAATACCAGTTACAATACCCGAGAATCCACTAACATTAACAAAATTCGTTATTAATTCAACGTTGTCTGTAGCAATCGTTGAGATTCCATTAACAACTAAACCTGCAAAACTTGCTGGTGGCGATGTTGCACCCTTATCATCTTCATAATCAAATATCTCAGCATTATCGACAAAAATTTGATTGTCTGTGGTTGACAAATCGCCAATAATTCTTGCGGTTGGGAATACTAATGATTCTAAGGAGTCTCTCGACTTATAAACATTTTCTCCATTGATTTTTCTATCAACTTTCTGTTTTATCCAAGTTAATGGTCTTACATTAGTTTCATCAATTCCCACTCCACTGTAGGAATCTGTCTCAATTTTATCTGAGAAGGACAAGTCAAATATAGTTCTTTCATCTTGTGTTACTGTCCCTTTAATTGCATTATTACTCAATACCTGAACATTGTCACCGACTTTCAGAGTTTGATTAA